TGGAGAACCCAAAAGTACTCACCGTCGAAGAAGATCAAAGTGATATTCATGCTGACGCTTTGCGTTGGGTAAATGACGATCCTGCTACAGGTCAAAGAGTAGGATACAACAGAGACGCGCCGCTGACGCGAAGTGCGAAAAAAGAGTTAGCAGACGCTTTGGATGTTAATCAAGACAAACAAGACCTCCAATATGAAAGAAAATTAGTTTTAGCGAATGAACTAGAAACTTTAAGCACAAGGGCAGAGTTGGAAGTGCCTGATATCTGGGAAACGCCGAGTCATCTTGGGCTGTTTCAAAACAGGTTTCCAGGTGAAACTCAGCTCTATCGTGACCTTAAAGAAGCCGGTATAAGTTCAGACTTATTAGAAACAATACAAGCTAACAAAGCTGAGACTAATCAAATATTAGATAAACTTGATCTACTTAAACTTGATCAACAGCTATTAACCGATCTTTTGCGTCCCCCGTTCCTGATATATGACAGAGGCGTTCCTGATATGCCGTTTAAACCTAAAAGGGGCGGCGAAGGCTACCAAAAGTTAAACGCCAGACGAATGTTAATTGAAGCCGCTAAAGGGGATTACAATGTTATATTACTGCCCACAGGAAGAGAACAAATATTTAGATATCGAGATACATATCGTAAGATAGAAAATGCTGGTCTTACAGAGTCTCAATTGGAAGCTCGCGGGAAGTTTAAGGAAATTAAGAAAAAAGATCCTACAGCTATGTTAAAACATTATGACGATGTGCTTGTTTCTCATTTTAATAATATAAGTAGGTTGTTGGTACTGCCGAAGAAGCAAGCCAAAAAATATGAGACATCAAAAGTAATAGACATTCCCGGAGGAAGTGGATTTGATCATCAATCAAAATCACAGCCAACACCTCATTCAAAAGAATTCAGGCACCAGGGAAATAAAATGCGTATGTTTGTATTAACACCCGAAATGAAAAAAGACATACTTAGAGGCCTTCCGCAGTTCTACGCCGGAGGTTTAATGAAGCGTAGGGCTTATAGCGAAGGCGGCTTGTATAAAATTTTAAAGGGTGACACTCTTTCAGAGATTGCAAGAGACAATAACACAAGCGTCGACGAGTTAGCTAAATTAAATAAAATTTCAAATCCCAGTTCAATTTACGAAGGTCAGGATCTTATTCTTCCTACAACAACTTCAGACCTAAGCACTCAAACTGAAGAAGTATTACAAAATACAGCAGAGGCTATAGGCGATCAAGCTTCAGAAACTTTTGATATCGTTGCCGAATCAGCAGGTAAAGGAATCAATACGCTTAAAAATCTTTTAAACGAAGGGATTGATAAAACTAAAGAAGCTATAGATTCTTATGAGGCTCCTGAACTCCGCCAACCATCTTCTACTTTTATTCCGGCACCTGTTAAACTAGTGCTTAGTTCTTTTTTTAATAAAGGTACAGGAACAACTTTTACTGAAGAAGATATTGGTGAGGACGTAACCGATATTATAGATCAAGTAGCTAAAAGAGGTCTTGCGGCAGGTAGACAAAATGCTTCTTATGAAGATTATCCTGATACAGAAAGAGATTTATCTGCGGCAGCACTAGTAGGCGCAGCTAAATATGCTGATGGTCGGCCTATCCCTGAAAGCATAAGGGCGGAAAACGCACGTATGCGAAACGAAATGTACCCTAAAAATCTTGTTGGGTTAGCTAGATTTGTATCTGATGTAGCTACAGATCCTGTTGTAAAGGCCGTCTTGAGTGTAGGAGGTTTTTCAATTCAAGGCGAAAAAGGCAATTACTATATAAAAGAGGCTTTTAATTTTAACACTGCGAATGTTTCTAAGGATGATTGGTATGCTTGGTTTAGAAATAAATTATCTACTAGTGGGCTAATGCCAATGACTGAAAACGAAGGCGTTAAAGTTAATTTAAAAATTAAAGGGATTTAATATCTCAAGAGCTATCAGCAGCATGATGACTGAACATAAATTTAAATACTTCAAACTAGAAGACTTCGACTGCCAGGAAACAGGCGATAACCTCATGGATGTTAGCTTCATACACAAGCTAGACGAGCTTAGAGAAGCGTGTAGCTTCCCGTTTATCATTACTAGCGGCTACAGAAGCCCTGAACATTCTCGTGAGCGGTCTAAAGCTAAAGGGCCAGGAACACACGCCCAAGGGATTGCGGCTGACATCAAAGTCTCTAAAGGATCTCAACGATATACTATTATTGAAGAGGCTCTATTGATGGGCTTCAGAGGCATTGGAATTGCTAAGACTTTCATACACATAGACGATAGGGAAACAACTCCCGTTATTTGGAACTACTACTAGCTGTGCCTAGTAATAAAGAATACCTTAATGTTTTTTAGCCTCCCTCAACAAGACCTAAACCAAGGGATAGCGACTATCTCCCCCCCTAAAAAAAAGGAAACAGTAAATTATGTTAGGACTACAGGCGCTAATCGGCCCAGTAACTGACCTTTTAGATAAGTTCATAGAAGACAAAGATCAAAAGAATTCGCTGGCTCATCAAATAGCAACGATGTCTCAGAGACACGCACAAGAGCTTGCCAAGGGGCAGATAGAGGTAAACAAAGTAGAAGCAGCCTCTAGCTCTATGTTTGTTTCTGGCTGGCGCCCGGCAGTGGGCTGGGTATGTGTATTAGGCATGGCATCAAACTTCATTGTTATCCCTATGACTAACTTTGTGTTGGCCCTGTTTGAGTCTCCTATAACTATTCCGCTTATTGACACAGCCACTATGATGCCAGTGTTAATGGGTATGTTAGGTTTAGGTATTATGCGTAGTACAGAAAAGATCAAGAAGGTGAGCCGCGAAAAATAATGACATATAAAAAAGCAATATATTTTGTAGGAGCTATAGTTTTATTACAGGGCTGTACTTGGTACGGAGAGCTTGAACACGTATCGAGCATCCCAAACGGAAGCCCCTTTAATAACAGAAAAGAGACTTCTGTGGATGTTCTGTGGACAGGCATCAAAGCAGAGCAAGATGGTTGGTATGTTGATTCAGCTATAGGCTGGGATGTCTCATCAGAATATCGAGGACGTAATCCTTATGGGCGCTTTAAAATAGGAAAAGAAATAAAGAAATGGGAACAGTAACAAAATGAAACAGCTTCTAATAATATTATAGCAGATGAAGTATTAAAGAGGATGAGACTATCTTGAAATAAAATGTTTGTTATTCCTGAACAGTTTGAAGCGGGGGGGCGTATATGGGATGTCAAGTTCGTGTCTCCAGGTACACTTCTAGACTCAGACGGAAATCATGCTTACGGAACAACAGACTTTGAAACGGCAACTATCGAACTAGAGGAAAGCGATATCCCCAGGCTGATGACCCAAGTATTTCTACATGAGCTGAGTCACGTACTGTTATATTCTATTGGGGTGTTTGATCAAGACAACGAGGAAACTCACCGTCTTATAGATGCGCTAGGATCAGCTTTACTGAGTTTTCATATGACTAAAAAAGGAAGGGCTGTATCTAAACAGGATGGTTTAGCGCACTGATTTCGTTTTCTAAAAACTTATGTATCTCTTGAATCTTAGGTCTAAGAAGGCGTTGTATTTGTCTCATTAAGCGCAGGTCATCTCCTGAAAAAGCTTTAGGCAGATCTTTTTCCGGGACACCAGATATTTCTGTAAACAAACGACCTTCGCGGTCTATGATTATTTTAAATCCTAAGAGGTTAGCTTCTGTTGTTTTTTTCTTTGTCATACATTCTCCTTTCTTTTTCATAACTTCTCTTATCCGCAAAAAAAAAGAATACAACTATAATAAAGGTTGAAGAAGCATAAATAAAAACAAAAGTAGCTAACTCATATCCTAAATCTGTAACGTTTCTAAACTGCTGTATAAATTCTACACAAATCCAAAAAATTCTATCAATCATGTTTTTTTTCCCTTTAAACTATCTCGCAAGCGCCTCCGACACATGCAAGCTCTTGTGACCCTGTTGTATTATCTTCTTGTTCGTAGTTAACAAGATCAGCCCAGTTTACATTTTTAGGCATAGAACCTAACAGTTCTTTATATTTATTAGCATCTATATTTTCATAAGGCGCTTGCTGATATACGTGATCACTGTAAGGCAGCAAACTAATACCGCTACATAAATCAAAGTTATTCCAGATCCACTGAGCTACTTCAAGAAACTCATCATCTGTATAGTAAACAGTTATGCTTGGCTTATGTTCGCACCAATGGTCCTGATAAATTTTCCAAAGTTCTAACTGCTGAATAGCTCCTACATCTGAAACAGTAACCGCATTCTTTGGAGCTTTTACAGGGAAGCTAAACACTAAAGAAGCATCACTCATAATATCTTGTTCAACAGGGAGGCCGACTTCGGACATAAAGATTGCAAGAGGGTCTTTCTTGTCTGAGCGTACTCTTCTAATGTAATACTCAGAAAAACGAGGATGAATCCCAGAAGCAGAATCGACAAGCTGAGATACAGTACCACTCGGTTTAACGCATGTAATAGCAGCAGACTGATTAATTCCAAGATTAAAAGCCCAGGTTTTATTTGTTTGAATAGCCACATTTTTAATAGCCTCCAGCCATTTTTCTATCTCTTTAGGTTCTGAACCACTAAGGACTTTGTGATCCATTATACCTGTCATGCTAACACCTAGAAGAGCTTCTTCTTCGGTGTTGCGTTTCCAGATGTTTCTCAGATATCTAAAATCTGTAAGCGTTGCTTGCAGTGTTCCAATGATAGCTGCTATTTCTGCTTTCTTTTTCAAGGTAGCCAGAGTATCTTCAGGACGAACAACAATTTCTGAAAGATTACAGAACTGATTAGATCGTAAGATGATCTCAGAACAAGGGTTAGTCCCAAACTCATGGTTGGGATCTCGCCTTCCATTTTTACTTGCAATATTCTTAGCAGCTACTCTACTAAAGATGCCGCGCTCACCAGCCTTAGACTCATACATAGTATTCATCTCAGTTAAAAAGGCTTCAAAGTCAGGCTTCTCAGTGTAAGCTACACTGTTGTTAGCTAACCTTCTTTGCCCTTCTGTGTCAAACCAACTACCGTTCTTAGCTTTAGCCATTCGCTGATCAGAAAGATTAGAAAGACTAATTAGTGCTGAACGCCTTACGCCCCCTACTACTACAATGTCTGCAATCTTACAGCAGACATCGTGACACTCAAGAGAGGTTAGCTTACGCCCCGCAGCTTTCTTAAAGACACCAACGCAGAAGTTAAATAAATCTACGAGGGGGTCTGGGCCTGAAGCCCTGCCGCCAAAAACTTTAAGCCTGGCGCCAGAAGGTCTAATTTTATTTATGTCCCAATTTGGGACTTTACCAGCATATAACATAGCAATAAGCTCTCTGAATGCAGAAGCCCATCCTATCTTACTGTCGCTAACCACAATGGTGCTGTAGGTGTCATGGAAAGTCTCAGCAACTATAGGAAGTTTATTAATAAAATTACGCTCTACGCTAAAGCCTACTCCTGTTCCGCACATTAACACATACATCAGCTCATCAAAACTTCTAGCTGAATCAATTTGCAGGTAGCTGCAGTTGAATCCTGCTACGTTATCTTTATCTAGTGCTTCACCAGCCGTCATCATGCAACGCATTGAAGGCATAACGTCCAGGTTATATATAGCTTTATATAGTTTCTTCGACATATCAGCATCGATCTGTCCACGGTCTGCCCAAAAATCGACATATCTTTGTACTGTTTCTTTCCACGTTTCTCGCCGCCCTTCCAAAGGGAGCCAACGAGCATATCTGCTCTTGTGTATAAACTGTTGATACTGGTCCATTATTCTTTTTCCTCTGCTATAACTATTGTTATTAGTTTATTTAAATACCAACTTGCTTTCTGTAAATCTTCTTTGGCTTTTCCCTTATAATCAAACCTCCATAAATATTTTAGGCAGTTTCCCTTTAGATATCCTTTGAAAGCTTCACTGCTCATGGAAGCTTCGATACCTTCAATACACTCAATCTTGCCTGTGTTATAATGAAAAGGAGCATTAACAGTGTCGGTGAGGGGCGCGGAGTTCTCAAGCGTCGTAAAGGTAACTGGGGGTGATGCTTCTATTGTCGTGTAAGATAGTGACAATCCAGGCAGATCTGTCTGTTTCGCTTTTTTTGCTTCAAGACTGTTCCACTCATTTGGTGTTATATCATTTATTTTCTTTTTGGTCATTCTTATCTCCGCGTTTATAGGCTCTCTGTTTAGTTACTTTTAATTCTGAAGAAGACTTAACCTTTTTGTATTTTTTTTTCCTTTCAAAACGGTTACGCCTCTCGTCTTTATGATTGAAGTCAGTCAAAAGGTTTCTCTCTTTTTAGTATTAATCCAAGAATCAGGGATGCTCTCTTCGCTATACCATCTAAAATTATTGGCACTTGCCCACTCACCGTGGCTTCTTTTAGTACCATCTTTTCTGCGTTTTGCTTGAGGCATTGGGGCGCCAGGGTTTGCAAAAAGAAACACTAGCTCTGTGTCATCAGGAAGAATCTTAGCTATCCAAATGTATTTACTATACTCAGCGTAGTCCCAGAAACGCCCCTTAGCTTCAAGCAATATCTTCGTACCCTCTATCTCTTTAATGAAATCAGGATGATAGTTATGCTCAATGACATAAGGAACTTTCTCAGAATGGAAAGCCCATTTATCCAGGATACCGCTGTGTAGCTCATACTCCCAATTAGAATCAT